ACTTTTGAATTCTTATTTACTAAAACTCCCATTGTTGTTTTTAATTTCGCTTCGTAAGTTTACAAAAATATATGAATCCTTTTACTGATCATACTCATTTCATGATAATCTAAATCCCAATATGAATCTAATTTACCAGAGATAACACTAGAACCTATTTTATTTAGCATACATTTAAAATCGTGCTTATAAATTATGTTTGAAATATAGTACTCATCACCATCAATTATATGGAGTATCTTTTTTATAGAATACCCTTTTTCTCTCAATCTAATTGCCAATTCCTTTATTGTAATGGACTGTGTTTTACTTGACATTTTACCTTTTTTTGATTTCCAATGCTCAAATTAAGGGTTAATTAAATTAACAACCTAATATTTGTTAAAGTTTATTTTAATTTATTTCAGAATAGGGCAGAAAAAAGGAGGGATATCGACCCTCCAAAGACGTTCTATGCTGCAACTCTAAGCTGTGGCGTAAAAAGATTTATAACTTTATCAGTTATGTTTTGACTTAATATCTATTATCCTTATCTCGCGTTCAAATCCAAGGTCAGCCCCATATAATATCCCCAGAGGTTTGATGATTCCTAACTCTGGTCCATTGGAAATGGAAGTGGAGCTGGAGGGGTTCGAACCCTCGTCACAACAAGTAGCTAATAACAAACTATGCTAATGCAAGTAAGTCGATGCAAATATAGTTAAAAAAGTAATTGAGTAGCTAATCCGAGTAATAAACCGAGTAGACCTCCAGCCTTAAAATTCCTTTTGCTTCGTTTTGAGAGCTTTTTATTGTCATCTGTTAGTTCTTGTACTTCAATCGAGTAATCTTCAATCCTGTCAATCCTAAGGCTATCCAGTCGGGCATAATTAACAATCATTGAGTCCTTACGAATCATAGTTGAATCCAAATAATCTAATCTAGCCAAATCCAAATTGATTAATCTCAGAGTTTCTACATGAATTTTAGCACTATCGCTTTCTATAACGGTCTGTGAGCATATTGACGAGTCCATGCTTATCAGAATCGTTAATAATAACAGTATCCGTTTCGTATTTGTTTTTAAATCCTCTATTCTCATACTCTAGGTTTTGATTAGTTTTTATTAGATCAATTACTTGCATTCTATATTCAAATTCTGTAGGAGAAATATATCCCTCTGGAATTACCTCTACCTGTGTAGGTGTCCCGCAATTCTTCAAATACCAAACGCAAGCAAGTATAACAATAAGATTGACCAACTTATTTGGATTTATTTTCGAGAACTTAATCATTTCGTTGATGATCTAAATGAATCTCCTAAAATGTAGGCTGGAGCAATAACCATAATTGCAGCCAAACATTGACCAGCAAAATCAGTATTGTCTTTACACAAAGCGTAGACCATTACGCCTGATAGGAATACAGTTAATGAAACGGCTAATTTGAATCTAGTTTTTTTTGAGTTGTTTAGAAATGTCATGCCTTTGTTTTTGGTTTGATAAATCCGAGCATCCTTAGCCCGTTGTTATTTTTAAAATCTATTTTACGAGTCTTTTTAGCTACGATGTAACCCTCTCGACCTCCTTTATCATTCGTATTGCCCTCGATAGTTTTGAGCCTTTGACCATCAACCTCCATTACTATTGCAGCATGTCCAGTAGTTAACGCTTTACCTTTCCTATAAGTCTGCCAAATAACAATATCTCCAGGCTGAGGAATGTCAGATGTCCAACCCAAATCTCTAAAGTGTCGAAATGTTCTAACAGTTCCGGCTGAGAACTCATCCTCTAACAATTGCAATAATTCAGGATAAAACTCTGCATACGCCTCGGTCCAACATAATTCAGTAAACAAACAGCACCATGGATAACCGTCAACCATTCCGACTGATTTCATTTTTGCATTGAAAATAGGTTTTTTAAATCCCATATTTCCCTTTACTTCCTCCTGTCCTATGTATTCAAAGGCATAACTTTTTATTGATCCTATTAGTGATTCCATAATTTAAAATCTTGGTACTCTTATATTTCTTCTTTCTGTCCGATCCTTATATTCCTCCTCTGTCAAGAAATTACCCTCTTTGTAATCTCTTAATTGATTTATTTGCAAAGGGAGAACATCCTCGTTTCTTATTCCTAATTCCTTTCCTATCAATTCTGTTTCAGCCTTGGAAATGCTATCCTCTTTATGGGCTTTTGCTTCCAAATCTTTGTAAATTTCATCTGAAACACCTATAGCAAAATCACTAACCTCCTGAGATTTTAATACTTGCATTAGGATTATTGGGTTTTCCATATTATGCTTGAACCTGGCATCAATTATCTCATTCATTGTAGCATCAGCTCCTTTGATAAATGAATCTTTTACAAAGGTCCAGCCAACAAAAACAGCAGACAAAATTGCTATCTTATAATTCTTCAATATGAACTGTTCAATACTTTTCACTATCCACCGAATTTACTTACCCACCATGCCTTAATACCAGCAATTAAAACAGTTATTCCAGTACCAGCTCCAGTACCATATAAAACAGATGTTGATTTAATATGTGTCAATGCTTTTTTATTTTCTCTGGACTTTGTTTCAACCTTTTCCATCCTCTCAATTAAACCCGTTGTTCCTAGATTATTTCCAACTAAAGCAGTGTGTATATCTAAAAGTAACTGACTGTCAGTAGCTTGTTTTTCTTGGATGTCGTTTATCTGTTTTTGCATAAAACAAAGGTAATATTTTTAATTTAAAATCATTAAATGCAACCAGAGCAAGGGTTGTTATATTCTCGTTCCGTGGGCTATCGCATTGAATGTCACTAGGGTTTGCAAATCATCTTGAACTGTAAATGTTATTTTATCTGTAGTTCCTTTCCTTAATCTTAAACCGTAAGGCAATGCAAATGTTTCAGCCATGTCTATATTAGGTAAATAACTTTTTTCTGACTGACCTCCTGATACATCTGCTAAAAATGCGTTTGTTCCAGTTCCTATTGCAGCAGTGTCACCTCCTATCCTTATAAATCCCTTATTTGTTGTGATTCCTTCATGCAAAGTGTAATCTCCTAAAATTTGAGTATCCCAAGTCCATTTAACACCATTAGATAATTCTGCTAAATCTCCGAACTTGTTTAATGCAGGTGATCCAGTGTCTCCTATTTCTATTGAAATATACTTTACAAAAACATCAAAATCGTTAGTAGCAGATACAGAAAATTTTTGAACATTAGTGGAGCCGTCTACAGTCATGTCGTTTGACCCTGCATTAGTGAAATATTCTCTAAACGGTAGACCGAAACGAGTTTCATCTGTAGCTGGATGATTGTGTACAACAACATTAAAAGCACCTTCTTTAGTTATTCTAGCGAATATTCCAGAACCCCAACCATCTAATATTCGAGACTTTATACTCATTATGTAATAGGTTTTCTTAAATATGTTGCAAATGCAACCTGGATATTAGTGGTGGTGTTAGCTGATTGCGGAGTCATCAACACCCCTAAGCTTGCGCCTCTTGTTAGTATAATATCTCCTGTAGCTATAATGTGTGGTCTGCCTGCTCCAGCTACCCTGCTAAGAAATGAAACGTTTCCATCTGTAAGTGTAGCCCCCTCAATACCTTTGTATAAGGTACTGTTATCCAATAACAATGAGCTACCATAATTCTTATTTGATTGTACTTCAACAACAGTAGCATTAGAAACTATAGTTCCAGCAGTTGGATTTCTTAATACTTTAACATTAAAATCTCCAGCTCCATTTGTTGAATTTCCTAATAAAAATACCAAAGCAGTTATGACTAAATCTCTTGTTTCTCCGTTCTTAATATAAGCAACTGCTGATTCATTTGCAGATGTTAAATCAATATCTCCAGTATTTATATTAAATGACGTACCTATTACACTTGCATCCTCAGCTTGAGTTTTAGCAATTGCCTCAGCATGTAATCTACCCTCCTCATCTACTTTAGCACCAAATGAGTTTCCTGTTCCGTCTTGTATAAAATCTCCCATTATTTATATTTTTAATTATCTGGATTTACTAAGTGAGCTAAAAATACGCAATTACAATTCATACTTGTATTACCTGATGGTGCTGTATAAGTAACAGCTATTGATTTGCCTTTTGGAATTACTATTGCGGTTGTAAGAAGTGTACCAAAGTTAGTTCCAGCAGATGTATATGTATGAACTGCACCATCTGTAACAGTTAAAATCCCACCTCCTTTGAATACGTCACTATCTTCCAATGTTTCAGTTGATCCAAAATTACTATTTGATTCCACTGGTGCTCGTGTAGCAGTAGAAATTAAAGTGCCTGCTGTTGGGTTTCTGTAAACCCTTATTCTAACTCCACCTGTGCCGTTTGAACTCTCAAAACCTATTCCTATTCCGTCAATTCTTATGTCATTTTGTTGATTGTTTTTTAAGTACAAAACTCCAACCTCTAAATCATTAGTTATAGTAATTAAATCAGTGTTTATTGAGAATGCTCTTTGGTCATCACTTGCCTCTAGCCTTGCTGGTAAGGATATTGAATTAGTCTGTAGTTTTAAGTTTTTACTTATTCTAGCGAAAAAACCCAATCCTGATCCATCTTTTAGTCTTACTTCACTCATTAGTTATAAATTTTACTTAATAATTCTGTTTGCTTTTTCAACTCCTCTAATATGCAGTCATTTGTTGATGTCAATGATTGAATTTCCTTCAATAACACAGTTTGCGTGTCAAGTTCAGCATTCATTTTAACCCCTTCATCATGTACAAAGATATCGTTTTTTAATATATTATACAGCGAGTCATTGTCAGTAAAGGAAATGTTCTCTCCATTTGCAGTTATTGTTGTAATCTGGTCAACAGATACTTCCAAAAGTAATTGCCTAGCGTCAAATATTCCACAAGAGTTTCTAAGCTTATGGATAACATAAAATCCGTTGAAGAATTTTAAATTTCCATTTATTGAAATCTCAACATTCCCGTTATCTAATCTTTCTATTATCATAAATCAGGTGTATACCAATAAGTTACCCATCCTCTATTGTAAGTTGTGCTATCAAAATCTACTGCATCAAAAACACTAGCCCTTGCCCTTTCAAGGAAAAAATCAGAGGCTTTTATTTGTATCCCTGCTGTACCGATTTGCGTGTCTTTGAAAGCAGAGCCTAAGTCATAATAAACAGTATCAGCATCGTTTCTAATCAAAGCAGATATATTTCTAATGCTTTTGTATTCTGTTGATGACAAACCATGTGATACAGCAACGTTATCACTAACGTCCATATCCCAATCTCCAATATCAATAACAACCTGTGTTAATGCTGGACCAATAATATTTAATACTATGGATGAGTTTTGGTTAAAGTGGAGTTTATCGTCGGTTAAGTTATACACACTTGCACCGTTGCCCATAGTAACAGGAAACCAATCAGTTCCGTCATATTTTGCCCAATCTCCAGAAGCAGCTCCACCCCAATTTGCATGACCGAAACTCGCATAAGATGGAGAACTTGCCTCATCATTTGCAGCACTTGTTATTGAGGCGTTTGTAAAGTCAATAGTTCCAGCAGCTTCCGCAGTTATAATAAACCTACCATTCATTAAAGGCTTGTCACTATTTTGAATATGAATATAATCATTTACTGCTGGAGTTCCTAAATCATGTCCAGCGTCAAAAGTAGCCCTGACAGTTGTTCCACTTTGCCACAATAAAGATGCTATTTGTTGCCTGCCTAGACCCTCTGTGACATCATTAAGTACATAAATATCTCCAGAGACCGTAGTCGGAGGAGCAGCCATTGCGCTTACAATATCTTTACAGTCTGGAAGTTTGCCAATTGGAAAATACTCATGCACAGAAATTTCATTTTTCCAAGCTACATCTCCAACTAATGCACTATCGTCAAAGTTCTTTGGCGTATGCTTTCTGTTTTCTGGTGCTGTTTCGTGATTTAATGCCATAATTTATAAAACTACATCTCCGTTAAAATCGTTGCTTACCTCTGTTTCCTCTCCTGTTAAATCATCCTCTTCCTCATAAAATCTAATTACTTGGTCCATTTCAACCTCAGCATGTTGCATAATAGCGACCTGTAATGCTTTTCTCTCATTTGATGATACCGGAGTTGAAAATTCTGAACCAAATGATTGTACACCAGCGTTATCAAGTCCAAGACTCAACTCAGGTATAATATCATGCTTACAAAATAATATCAAAGGATGCTGCATTTTAGTAACAAGCAACTGCTCATTTGCTGTATATCCTACTCCAGCTTTTGCAATGATATTATCAAATACCTGTGGAAAATAAGGTCGTAAATAAGTTAGCTCAACAGTCTCAATGTATCTCTCAGTGAAATGGTTCTCGTCTATTGAGTTGCTGCCCTTGAACCCTATTGTTACTATGTCCTTAGCTGTTACTAGTGCCATTATTAGTGTTATTAGTAGTGTTATTTGTATTGCTTGAACTCATATACTCTAGGTGGTCCTTGTCATTCTCATCAAATTCAAATCCAGCAGATTCTCTAGCCTCTCCAACCCTGAAAGCTTGATCTGGATTCTTTAAAATCATAAACAATGGAACTGGTGGCTTGTTAATGTGGGTTATAAGAGAGCCATCAAAATCAGTTTGCATAGAAATAACTTGCTGTAGCTTCCCTAATATGATTCTTTGCTCTGGAATAATTACAGTTGCTAATGCAACATAGTATTCATTAAGAATACGATTAGTATCAAACCCCGTGTTATCATCAAAACCAGTTAATGACCTTTTCCAATTGAAAGACATTAACATCTCTCCTTTAGCGTCATTCGATAAATTTAACCAATCTCCATCAGATTGAGTACCTACTTGTAAGAACTCAGTATTTTCGGTTCTACCATCTGTACCAGATTCTTTTACTATTGTAAAAACCTTTCCTTGATTATCCTGTCCAGTAAAAGCATCTTGAACATCTTGTTTAACTTTCTTTGCTTGAGGATCAGAGTATTTACCAGATAACATCAAAATTCCTGAGATGTTCATTCCGTTTTCCATACGAGACTTATTCCATGCAGTTGAGGCATAGCCTATAGCTATAGCATTTTTTGCAGCAATAGCGTCAGGCAGTCCGTAAAAATTAAACTCAGCCTCGTAATTCTTTATATGACATATTGACCGCTCTCCCTCTAAATCCTCTGCGCCTGTTTCCTGAGATTCTTTTACAACTCCAAATTCTGGATATATTGGTATGTGAACAGAGACATTTTTTGTGTTGTCATAATCAAACCAATCAGGATGAACTATTATTTTATTGCCCTCTTTTTTGATTCTGCATTCTGTCCAATCCTTATGGAAGAAAGAAACAAAACCATCTTTTTTAACTATTTCAATGTACGCATTACCTCCAGAATATTTATCTCTATAAATCAATGCAAGTACATCCTCCAATGATTGACCAAATGAATTGACCATCATAGCATAATTTTTCAACTTCTCATCGTCAGCAAAAACCAAACCATCGCCCATTGTATAGGTAACTTTATCCTTAATAATTGAACGAGATACAACCGAGTTACGCATTTGAAGCTCCCAAACCTGAGGAAATAAGTTATCAGAGCCGAAAGGAATATAATCAAAACTATTATCAATTGCTGCTTTCCTATCTTTTACCTCGTTTGGTATTGACGCAGATTTAAGAGGAATGGATAATGTCTCTAAATTTTCTGATACTTTTTCTGATGCTTTTTCTGACATGATTACAAATGTAAAAAAAAAGGGAGTTAACTTAACGAAAACTCCCCTTTAAAATTTTATATATTGATACTATTCGTTTATGCTCGAACTTTCATCACAAAGTTAAAACCGCCATCAACATGATTCAAAACGTATTCTAACTCTTTTTGTGTTGCTTTCTCATTCAAAACAATAGTTCCCTCTTTTCCCATAACTGTATAAGTTACATCCAAAGGCTTCAATTTAAATTTAAACTTAGGTGCTTCCACCTTTTTTGTGTTTCCTTTTGCCATTGTTTACCGTTTTATGATGGGTCTGCTCCTAAAAACTTAAGTGCATACTTACCATCGTTTGAACCTAAAGAGAAATCAACACCTGGCCCGTCTGTTATAACAGTTCCAGAATCCATTGCTCCAGTTTTCAACTTCAAAGGTCTGTCCTTTCCTAAAGTAGTACTGTATCCCTCTAACCATTTGTTACCGTTCATGTCTTTTACAAGAGCGATAATACCACAAGGGTTAGATTCAACAAATTCATGTAGAGTCTGAACAATAGCGGTATCAATTCCAGTAGTTCTGAAATTAACCATATGCTCAACTGAATATGCTCCAGAATCAGTTAATTCACCAGTATTCAATCTCTGACCAGTATCCTCTCTAAATTCGTACTTTTTCCAAGAGCCAACGATAACAACCGCAGTTACTTCGTCATTAGTTACAGAGGCAGATGTAAAATCTGCTGCATCTATAGCCCAAACAGTAGCCAAACCACCAGCGTTAGCTGAACAATTGTTACTGTATCCATTAGTTAATGCCATGTCTTTTTATATTAAGTGAGAACTACTACTATCTTAATAGATAGCAGTAATTAATCTCGGTTCAACAAAGTCCATTTCCATCTCGAATTGAGAACGTTGTCTGTTCTCGTTTTCGTCTGGATTAAACCACATTCTAGTTTCTCCAATTGATCCATTCATAACCAATACAATATTGTCAGGAATAGTTAAAATTGCTCTGTGAGGATACTCATTCGCAGTATCAGCCTCTAACAATTCATCAATTTCCGTTACTTTCAATTCAACACCTCTGAATTTCAATCTTGGCATACCGTTTTGAGTTGCATCTCTCATGCTCTCTAAAGCAGCAGGATTAGTAGAAGATAATGTTTCCTCGTAGTTATCCCAGAATGACTGAGTACATAAGAAAACTCCTTTTCCTCCTCTAATTGCAGATCGTAATTCCTTAGTAGCTCCATTGATTCCAGCTTTCATTGCTGTCATTGCTTCATCAGTAGATAAAGAAGTAGATGCAAGTACATTTGCAACTACATCTATAATAGTTCCAACTGCTCCTGTTCCTGTTACTGTGTCGAATAACATTGGTGCTCCAGGTACATCAGATGTGAAATCTAATAAGTTAGTAGAACGAATAACAGTAATACCAGGACTCATTGCAGCTATAGTTGCAGCGTGAGTTGAAACGAATAAATCTAATGTTACAGCTATTGAAGTAGTAAAGGCAACACTGAATGTTCTGTTGTTGATATCTAAACCTACTGTACCAGCAGTTAAAGAAGTATAATCAACAGTGGTGTTTTGAGCAATTGCTCCGTTTGCCATTGTGATACGCTTAATTTTGTTTCCATCAACATCCGGCTCATCTTCTACATTACCGATTATCTCTCTCCAGATACCGTTAATGGTGTTGTATCGAACATCTTTACCACCAGCGATAATTGCTCCAGTAGTAGCATTGAAAGTTGCATCAGTAGTTGACCAATCGTAATTGGTGCCGTCAAAAGTTTGTTGCAATTTATCCCCCAAGAATGCTGACATGAATACATCATGTTGTAAAGTTTCACCAAACAATTTGATTTCTGCATTATGAACCGCAGTTCCAGAAATATCATTTTGTTTAGTTCCTGATCCATTCGTCACTAAATCGTAAACAGTGTTTACATAATCTTGTTTAGTGTAAGATGACTCAACTTTGAACTCAGACAATAAAAGTTGCTTACCAATTCTTTTAGAACCAGTTCCTCCTTGGAATCCTCCTGAGTATGCTCTTACCTTTTTACGGATAGCATCCCACATTGTTAAATCCACTTTTCTTTCTTTCGTCAACATAATTCGGAACCCGAATTGTCTAACATCGTCTCCAGCGAATAGAGGTCTCAATATGATCTCCTCTGATTGCTTTCCTACGTAATTTGTGTTTGCAGTAATAAAAACGCTCATTGTTCTAGTTATTAATTATTGATTTTGGTTTACTTATTTTTGTTTGAAGCTTTCAGCAACTTCATTAAAATTCTTTTCTGAATCTGAAAGAACAGTTGTCCCAACATTTGGATCAGCCTTTGCTTTTGTTCCAGCAGGTTTAGTTGTGAATTTTGCTAACTCAGCTTTTTGAGCCTTGTGTGCAATCTTCAATTCAGCAAGTTCAATTGCTTCTGCACTTAACTCTTCTGGAGTTTCCTCCTCAGGAGTCTCAGGAGTTTCCTCTTCTGGTGCTTCTGGAGTTTCTGGAACTTCTTCCTCAGGCACTTCTGGAGTTTCTTCTTCTGGAGTCTCTTCCCCTGAAAGATTTTCGTCTTTCTTTATTTTCTGCAATCCTAATCTTTTTAGAAATCCAGTAAACATTGTTTGTTCTTCTTGCGATAATTCTTGATTTTCTTTTGACATTTCTGTTTGTTTTGTTTTATAATCTTCGTATTTAGTCATAAACCCATCAATTACCTCAGGATTTTCACTCAATAATTTATAAATCTTTGGATTGCTATCTAAGAATGTAGTCATGTGATAAGCAAAATCCTCATCAGTGCTAAAAGAATCAAATAATGATTCCGTTGCTGCTGGACTATCCACTAAATCAGATGCAGTTAATGAGTGAATCCTCGCGAAATCACGTTCAACTATTGCGGTCTTTTCCTTATACTCAATAACATAGTCGTAAGCCCTGTCAACATCCTTTAAATTTACCTCAACTCTTTTAGTCTCTGACTCAGCAGCTCTAAACACAATTGAATTTCCAAACATATCAGGATTGCTAGATGCCATCTCTGTGATATATTCCCACATTGAAATCCCTTTACCTTCAACCTGAGTTTTCTTTGTAATCTCGTCAAGTCTCAATTCTGCATGAGCATTTCCATCCTTAAAAGAAAAGTTATGCCACCTACCTATAAAAGACCCTAAAGTTGTTGATGATGCGTTAGGATGTCCAAATCTGGCTTTCATACCTATTGTTCCAAACTCATTTCCTTTATCAACAATTTGTTGAGTGAAAGTTTCGTCTGCGTACATTCCATGACCTTTAACCTTACCTACACGAGCAAGTAAAACATTGGAAATAACTCCCTCTGTTTTATCAACGTTCAAATTTCCGAACGAATTAAGTGCAACCTCTGTTTGATTAAATTTCATAATACAAACTTAGGCAACTTGTAAATATTTTTTTGTCAGTGTCATTAGCAATTGTATATTTGTATCAAATCAAATCATTATGGAACTAGTAAAAGCAAAAGCTCAAAACGTACCTTTATTCAGACCTACAAAAAAAATTAGGAACAGAAGGGAAAGGAGAGCATACGAAAATGAGATAGGAAGAAACAGGGGGTTTATCGACAGGATAGAAGATTCTTTTTTAAAGGAGATTTTCGATGTGACAATTTATGAAAAATACCTGGAAATTTACCTGAGGCATTTAGAATGGTTTTTAAATATGGTTCGATGGATGGGTAAAAATAATAAGTTTACTTGCTCAGAAATGAATGCAGACTTTTTTAAACAAATGTATCAACCAGACGAAAAGGAATTTTGTGAGTAATTTAAAATACATAATAGAGGGGTATAAAAATCTATTGATTAAAAACCCAAACGTAGAGGAAGTCTATAAAGCAAAGAAAGAAATCTGCAATTCCTGCCCTCATGGAGAGAATGGAGTAATGTGTATTTCTTCTGTTGGCGTAGTTTCTGAGGTAACTGGACAGAATGTAATGAGTCAAGGAGGTTGCGATTGTGTTCTATCTGGATTACTTCGCTCTAGCAAACCATGCCCAAAGAAAAACTTTAGTTAGTTATTATCCTGATATTTCCAACTGAGATTTTATACCTATGAGCTAGTTCCTCGTATATCTCCATCTTTTTCCAGCTACTCTTTATCAGACTATCATAATCGTTTTTTATGGCTGCATTTCGAACTTTACGAATATCTACAAACTCATAGAACTCCTCTGAAATCATTATCCCTTTTGAAATAAAGAATAGATAAACAATATCCTCATTTGTTACTTTCTCTGGGTCAAATACTAGCATAGTTTATCCAAGGTTTATATCGTTTTCAACTTGATTAATGCCATCCAGTACGTTTGCAGTATCTCTAGGGTCATTTTGAACCCTTATATTTCGGATAGTATTATCTAATTGTTGTGCCATTATCTCAACAAATGTAGCAATTTCTGATGAACCACCAACATTTGCCGGAACTGGAACTGGTCTACCCAGAATACCACCTCCAGCCATCTTGCCTAGACCTGAGAACATTCCAGAATTTTTAAATGAAACTCCTCCTCCATCTTCATTAATAGCTGATAATAATGATCCATATTTAGAGGTTGATTTCTTATTAATTACAGCCTCTCCTCCCTCCATCTCTCCGAATGGTGTTCCTATTCCTCCCTGTGCGTGAGACGGTCCAGACAATATACCACCTTTTTCAAACTTCTGACTTGATATTAATGCAGTATTGACCGCAAAATTTGCTGCTGCAATACCTGATAAGAATGCTGCCTGACTTATACCAGCTCCACCAAAACTTATTGCATTGGCTGGATTGGCTGCTGCATTAGCATTAATAGCTGCTAATTCTCTCGCAAATTCTAAGGCTACGAATACTAAATCTAGTTTCTTTTTCTCGTTAAATGCTTTTTTCGCAATTACTAATTCTTGGCTTGCTCTCTTTTCATCGATTGTTTTCTTTTGTTGAGCAAACATCTCCTCTGTAATAATCCCTTTATCCAATTGATTTTGGAGTATAGCGAGTTCTGTATCAGATTGAGATTGTACCAGGTTAGTTTTAAACTCAGCCTCTCTATCCAGTTGGTCCTTTCTCAATTGAATACCTCCAGCGATTACATTGGATGCGGTTTCCAGTATCAACCCTTGTCTTTCAAATGCTAATTGTTCGCGCTCAATATCCTCCTCTGTAGTGGTCTCTTTTAATTCTTTTGCTTGTATTGCCTCTGACAACCTTAATTCATGGCGTTTATCATTTAAATCCCTTTCTAGTTTGAGTAAATCCTCTCCATGTGCTTCATTCAGGAATAACTCCTCCTGTAATCTTTGAACTTCTAAATTAATAAACTCCGCATCTGAAACCTCCTCGTTTACTGCTCTTAATTCGAGTAACTTCTGTTGCTCATCAAATGTATCATTGAGTAATTGCTCCTCATCCTCAATCTGGTCCTTTCGTGCCTGTGTTCTACGTCTTGACCAAAACTCAACCTCTTTTGCTTCACTTTCCAAAGCCTCCTTAAAAAACGATGTGAAAGCTTTTACTTGCTTCTTTCTTTCCTTTAATCCTTTAGCATCACTAGTAGTATTTGCATCGAGAACTAATCCAATATCCTTTCTTCTCTGTAGTTCTTTCTCAGCTTGTTCGACTATAGCTTTGAAATGACTATTCTTTTTACCTAATGATATCGTTTGTAGTAATTCCTCCTCAGATGAGCTTTTTAAAAGGTTGTTAATTTCTTGTTGACGTACTTTTGCTCTAGCGGTGTGCCCAGCGATTGCAAGCATCGTCTCCTCAGTGTCATTTGCTCTATCGTTAGTGTCACCCCATAGCTCGTTAAGTTCCTCCTGTTCGTCTTTTGCAATTTGTATTTGGTCGTTGAAATTGCTTACATGAAATTGAGATATTAATAACTGGGCATTTAAATCAGAAATTCCTTGTTTCCTTAAACTTAAAACTGTTGCAGCTTCACTATCTGATTCTGCCAGCTTTTCTAGTTCTTCGTTTGATTTTTCAAATAACTCAAATAACTCCTGTTGTGATTTTATCTGGTTTTTAGTTGCGATGTTACCTAATTCTCTCGCGTGTCTATCGTCAATTTGTTGTTGTGTACTACTTAAATTGGTTAGAGCTTCCAAAAACTCAGTTGCTAGATTAATTGCACCCCTTAAAGT